CATGTCTTTTACGACGTCGTATTCGATTTTGTGGCCGTCACGAAAAATTCTTTTGAGCTGTGGTTCGGGAGCCGTGTCGGGGTAGCCACGATAGCTAAAGGCAATGGACGCCAAACACTGCTGGCCTATGCCAGAAGCACCAATGTATTGTCTTGGCTTGCCACGTTTTTCTTCGCGGTATGCTTCAGTTATCAGACTTGTTATGTCTGGACACCCTGTCCATTTGTCCATTTGCCTTGTCCATTTGTCTATTTAAAAAAGGGGGTGAGCTACCAAAGTTCGGGCGCTGAGACGATCTACGTCTGGCATACCCACAGGCTCTCACCCCCAGTTCGACAATCCATTTAGGGAGGATTAAAATGGAATGTCGTCATCCAACGGCGGGGCCACAGCAGGTGCTTGGGCGCTGTGTGGCGTGACCGATGGGGAAGTCGAGGGGACGAAGCCCTTTGGATCAAAGAAGCCTTTGACCTTTGAGCCAGTTCGCGTCTCGCCGTCTTTGATGTAGCTCTCCGACACGACTAGCACGCCTGTCTTCAAGCCGTTGATGCTCGCGATGCCATGCTTTCCGATATTGTCTGGGTCTTTGTGACCGCCAAATGTCAGTAGAGCTTTAAGCTGCTCACGGCCAATGCGAGTGGCAGTTTCAGACGCAGGGATATGTATATTGAGATAGGCCTTGATGCTGCCCATGTCATTGTTGTCGTTTAGCTCGACCTCAATGTATTTGCCTCCAGACTTAGTGTCGCTCAGCGCAGCATTTCTTGCTGTGCAGACGTAGCGTCCAGCTCGTAGCATAGTCGAAGCGCCTGACGCTTGGACGCCGCCTAGATTTAGTTTGTCGAATGAAAAGCTCATGCTGTTTCCTTGGTTTCAAGTTTCTTAAATTCCGCATCGGACATTGCCATCTTCTTGAACAAGTCGACCACGTTTCCTGTAGTCTCAACGGGAGCAAGACGCCGCTTCTCGTCACGGACCTTGCCCTTCCAGCCCTTCACGTCGTCCGTAATTATGTAGCGAATGACTTGCTGGTTTCCTTGGTCGCCAGCCGTGGCACGCACGCCAGCAAATACATTGTCAAAAATCCCCGGCAGTGCTTGCTGCACCGCCTTGCCATCCAGAAATGGCCAGTGTTCTGTGTTGCCGTTCTCGTCTTGGCTTTCTTTTGCAAGTGCCGTGACAAGAAAGTGCAGCGGCATATCTCTGATGGCCTTGCACGCACCGATTAAATTGGCGCTGTGCTTAGCCCACGCTTCAAAGCCGTTGGCGTTTTTTTTACCTTGGCGCTGGGCCTCTTCGTCTGCGTCTTGCTGTGCAGATTTCAGTGAGTGAGAGGACAGTTCCGTGAGGCTGTCGATCCCCACCCACTTATAATCCTTCGCCTTGAACTCTGGCGTTTTCATCCAGCGAAATATATCTACGAACGAGTAGTCACCAGACGTCGGGTCCGACTTACCCTTCCACGAATTGAAAGGTAAGAAGTCTATGTTGGCCGAGCGAATAGACGACAGGCCGCTCTCACCAGATATGATGAAACCCTTGCCGTAATAATCCTGCAAGTATTTAAACTGCGTAGTTTTTCCATAGCCATGAGGCGCGAAGAACAACGACTTCTGAAAGCTAGTCGTCTCGTCTTTTGTGTTCTGTGGGCTAAACATTAGACACCTCAATCACCTTAACTTTCGCTGGACCCGGCGTGCGCGTGAGTGCTGGCATAAGTATCGCCTTGTCTGCGTCTTCAAGGTTCTGGAAAAGACGCTTGCTAACCGTCAGCTTTTTCTTGACGTGGTCGGGCAGAATGTCGCTGGTTGCGAATACGTCTTCTAGGTATTCAGCATCCCACGTCCACCGCTCAACACGATTGCAAGTGACTGTCATGCCAGACACGTCGATTGCTTGTTCACCCGCCATGACGGGGAACTCGGCGCTAATGGTTTCTAGTAAACTAGAGTGTCTTTCTTGTAGTTTTTCCAGCGTCTCCGACACGTTCTTATATTCTGCGACGGCGGCGACCAGAGCTGGGCTGGCGTTGTTAATCCCCTTGGACGGGGCGGTATCCCAATCGGACATTGAAGTCTCCTATAGAAGTTGAAGTAAGTCCCCCATTGTTATCTGTAAATTTTCCACGATACAATTAAGATATGTCATATTCTGTGTCACAAACGTCACACGATATGTAGACGAGATGTATTTTGACCATTAGCAGGGGAGTACATAAGGAGAAACAAGATGACAATAAAGTTCAACGCCGCACGTTTTGTCAGCGATTGCGGTGGGGTCAACAACGTAGCTGAGTTGCTAGGCAACACGAGGACCGCACCATATCGCGCGATCCGCACAGGCTACTTTGGAACGCCTACTATCGCACGACTGTTAGAACATTACCCCAACCTTAAACTCAACGATTATTTCGAGGATGCAATCAATGACAGGCAAGACGCTGACTGAACATGACCTAGATAAATTTAAGTCTCGCACTTACACCGCTGCTCTTGAGGCACATGACCGAGGCTGGAACATAATGCCTTTGTCGCTGACGTCTAAGACGCCGTTGCTTGGGTGGATGGACTGGCAGACGAACCCCGTCACCGACGACATGATAGACGATTGGTTTACAGAAGGGGTGCGTACCAAGTCGGGCAACATCGTAAAATATTTTAACATCGGTCTGATTACTGGTGAGTTGTCAGGTGTGGTCGCTGTTGATTGCGACAACGAAGACGCCATTAAGTTTGCCGAGAAGAACGCGATGACTACACCGTACAAAGTCATCACAAAAAAGGGCGCTCACTTTTACTTCAAGCACCCACGACAAGGCACGAGGTTTGCCAATAAGGTCGGCGGCGTTGGCCGCGACTGGCCACAAGTCGAAGGCCTAGACTTTCGTGGCGATGGCGGGTTTGTCGTTATGCCCCCGTCGATCAAAGTAAAAGATGAAATCGTTGAACACGAGTACACATTTGAAACAACTGCTGACTGGGAAGACCTAGACCTTCACCCTTGGAAGGGCGTGGCTACTGAGGCTGGCGATGAATTTTCTTTCGGGTCACTCGACTTGTCCGGCGTAGGCCTACACAACCCCGAAGAATTTGTAAGCATATGGGACCAGACGAAGGTGCGTGTTGCCCACCTTGGGCGCAAGCTCCAAGACGGTGACGGGACCGACGCCTTGATGGTTCGTTACGTCGGGCAGAAGGTGAGGCAGGGCATCATTGGTGATGATTGCCTTAAGGCTGCGCTCGATTTTAACGACGAGTTTCTAAACTCGGCTGGCTACGACCCCGACCAGACGAAGCGTTGGATAGAAACTAAAGTGCGCAGCGCAATCGAAATGGACCGTCGTAACTACCCGTCTGATTACGACAGTGATGGCCACCGGATAGTCCAAGAGAAAAAACCTCTGCGACTTGGTAGGCTCAAGCCCATCTTGGGTTCGGACATTGATCGTCTGATCGACAGTATCGGTGAGACAGAATACTGGGCCGACCCGATCATTCCAAACGCCACGATTACTCAGGTCGTGGGATATAACGGCCACGGCAAGTCTTTTTTTCTGCAAGCCTTACTAACCTCAATGGCTGCTGGCAAAGAACAGTTCGGCCCTTACGAAACGAAGCCAGCCAAGATTTTATATCTCGACTACGACAATCCAAGCCGCACTATACTGTATCGGTTTAAGAATTTTGTGAAAATGTTTGGCGAGACGTCGGACAAGTTCAACATGTGGTCGCCGTCTCTTATCAACGCAGAGGATGGCGGCGAAATGGTGTTGTCTACCGAAGAAGGCTTTCGTCTACTGGGTGAATGGCTGGAAGCAATCAAGCCCGACATCGTCGTGATCGACACGGTGCGCAATGCGTTTGGTGGGTTAGAGGAAGCGTCGGCATCCGAGTGGTTTAAAGTTAATCACGTCGCTAAGTCTATCCGCAATAAGTTCGGCGCGTCTGTCGTGATGGTTCACCACCGCAATAAGCCGGGGGAAAATGGCCTTGGTCGTGAGGCTGGCAGCACGGCGCAGCTCACCGACATTGATACACAAGTGATGGTGACACAGGTGTTCCAGCGCAAGGCCGACGCGAAGGCGAAGGCTGGCCTGTGGGACGGCGATCTGGAAATGTACGACGGCAATGGAAAGTTGTGGACGCCGTTCGGTTTCCTTGAGCAAAGGCTACGACCTGACAGCCGTCTGCGCATGGTCAGTCAAATAAGTTTCGGCAAGGTCAGGCAGACGACAGAGCTGCACGAGACACACTTCATAGGCTGGGCTGAGAGTTTAATCGACGGCTCACAGTACGTCGTGTCCACCGCATCCATGAAACAAAAAGCTGCTTACTATGCGGGGCAAGGCATGTCGGTTGAGGACATAAGCCGCAAGCTCAGTCTGCCTGTCTATGAAGTTGGGAGGTGGGTGTGAACGCTATTAGTTCTATAAGTTCTATTAGTCTCATGCGGGGGGACAGTGCGAAGCAACTGTCCTTGTTTGAACGGTTAGAACTATTAGTACCTTGCGACGCTCACGCGATTATAAATACTAAGGACGTCCATTCGTCAATCCCATTACATGTCACAAACCCCATACCCGACACCCCCCTTGGCGGGGGTGTCTCCCGCATTGGAGGTGAAGGAAAACCTATGCGATCTGTCCGAGCTGCCCTGTCACAGGGAGAGCGGGACTTATTGGAATACATGCTCGACCACGATTATTCTTACCGCGCAATGGCCCGTCGATTTGGCTGCTGTTCCGATACAATTAAACGCATCCTAGTCCGAGAAGGCCTCGCTGAATTTAACGGTGCGAAGTACGCCATCACCGCCAACCAATCCGAAGTTGATAATTGGGAGCGCCCTTGCATCAAGTGCAAG